ATAGTGCCGATCTATTTGACCCAACACAAGTGTTTAATGCTTTTAAAACTGCAACAAAACTAGAATACGGCGGTCTAGATGCCAATGGACAACGTCAAGGACCTGCCATTGATGTTATTACCAATCGATATCCTAAAATTGCAACATATAACATATACCAATACGCAATATGGAATGCTAAACACCCGGCAGCAAAGACTCTTACTAACAGTTATCCTTATACCAGCAAATACTATAATTACATGTATACTGGTCTTAACACAGATATCACTAGCATTAACATAGAGTTTAACAGCACATATTACACCGCAATTTTGGCATTTACTAGTACCAAAGCCGCAGAAGATTCAACACAGGACACTGAGTCAGAGGCAGCAAACAATCGTGGTGGTGCAAATAGTAAAGTGTCAATAAACACAGCGATCTTGGCAAAAATGTTTCCACAACTGGCATCAATAGCAACTGTCACTCAGCCAAAATATAAATTTATTGTGGATGACGTTAACATAACATCGGGCATGAATATGAAAGATCGCCCAGCAGCTCAAGTATCCGCTGATGTATTAAAATCCATATATACCGCACAAGGTCAAGAAATGTTGGGAATTGAATTGGGTATTGTTGGAGACCCCACATTGCTTAAACAAGACGACTGGTTATACGTACCCGACCCAGAATCAGATTCTGATTTTACAGATTATTCTGTATCAAATTCTGAATACGCACAACGCCATGGGCATATTCCAATGGACCGCGGAGAAATAGTAGTGCGTTTGGTTATAAATTCGCCCATTGACATGGATCTTGATCACGAGGATGGCGATCAAGGACTAGCATATCCTCAACCCAAGTATACTCAAAGTTTGTTTACTGGACAATATACAATAGTTAGTATCAATAATAAATTTGAAAAAGGATTGTTTATGCAAACCTTAAGTTTAGTTAGAATCATGAACGACGAAATTCCAACTGCATTTGAACTAGCAAGAAACGGTGACGGTCGTAATCCAGTTGAGTTAGGAACAAGAATCGACAAAGCACTATCACAAACCAATCCAGGTCAGCCAGCTGGCGACATTAACGTTAATATCGGTGATGCAGAAGCACAGGAAGGTGGCTTCTACGGCGACCCAAGACAATAAAGGAATTGATTAAACAATGGCAACAGAACAGGTTAGAAAATTTGGCGCAGATCCCACAGCAGTAGCTGATCCTAAATCTACGTCTTCAAACCCTGGACCATATGAAGCTGTGGTAGTGGCACATGCTGCTGGTGCCAGACTAGGTCAGTTACGTGTGAGAGTCATTGCCACATCAGCAGTATCAACCAATGCCAATGTAGATGATACTGTGGTGGCCAATTATTGTAGTCCATTTTTTGGTACAACATTTGGCACTGATCAACAGGAACTTCCCGACGGAGCATACACCAGCGGACAAAGTTATGGCATGTGGATGGTACCACCCGATATTGGAAACAAAGTGTTAGTAATGTGTACTCCTGCTGGAGACTGGTACTGGATTGGCTGTATCTACGATAGTAGTAGCCATCACATGGTTCCAGCCATTGGCCGTAACGTGGGCGGCAAAGATCGCACTAGGGCACCTGGCTCGTTACCAGCATCGGGATCCAGTAATTTACCGGTAGTAGAGTACAGTACTAGTGAAGCCACAGCATTTGATGCCGACGGTTTAGAAAACACACCGCGTTACACACACGAATATCAAGCCAGCAGATTGATCATGCAGGGCCTAGATAGAGACCCCATACGAGGTGCTATCAGTTCCAGTAGCCTGCGTGAAAGCCCCAGCAATGTATACGGTATCAGCACACCCGGACGCAAAGTAAGCAAAGGGGATCAAGTGCCCGGAGCACCCGAAGTGGTATTTGCCAGACAGGGTGGACACACGTTTGTCATGGATGACGGCGACAAAGATGGAAAAGATCAGCTGATGAGATTGCGTACCACTGGTGGTCATCAGATTTTGATGAATGACTCAGAAAACGTTATATACATTGCCAGCGCCAGCGGACAACACTGGTTAGAATTCAGTAAAAACGGACAGATAAATGTGTATGGCGCTGCTGGCTTTAACCTACGCACACAAGGCGTATTGAATTTACACAGCGATGTCCTACTCAACATGAGTGCTCCAAATATTAAAATGACCGCCATGGGCAATGACAAGGCACCGCTGGGATCTATCAGCATGGCAACATCGGGCAACTTCAGTGCCAGTGCTGTAGGTATGGCCAGCTTAAAGTGCAATGGTCAATTGACCTTAAGTGCTGTTGGCAAAGCCAGCTTGGTAGCCGGTGGCCTACTAGATTTATCAAGTGCATTAAAGACCAGCGTGTTTGGTGGTATGTTGATGTTGAATTCAGGCAAACCCGGCATACCAATGCCGGTTACTCCGCCCACTGTTACTCCAAAGCCAGACACAAAGTTACAGGGCGGCATATGGAACACCGGTGGAGTAATCATGACAGCCTGTACAGTGGCGCCAGCACACGAGCCCTGGACAGACGCCAACGGACAAAGGCCTAAGAAATAATGGACGCAGGAATAGTTCAGGCCAGCCGCACATTGCCTCCCAATCCTTTGCCGGTCAGTTGGCTAGGTCGCCCGGACATGACAGCATCGTGTCCAGACTGGGCAGTTATAGCACAGCTATCTAACACACAGCAAAGAAATTTGTTGGCACAAATAGCCTATGTTTCCAGTGCTTGGTCCTACACAAAAATTGGCGTCAACAACGAATTGGGCAGATATCAATTTGATACCAATACATTAGAGACTTACGGCTTGTTAACAGCCGGATCAAACATCAGTTATGGCACGGATTGTGTAAATTATCAACATTGTTGGCGAGCACCGTTTAGTACCTATGCTGATTATTTGACAGAAGTTGCCAACATAAACGATTTTTTAACCAACACATCAGCACAAGAACTTTTGGCCTATCAACGTCTAGTAGATCTATACAGTGATTGTGTCAAAGTTGCCGCAATAAAAATCAATGACACCGCAGATGTAGTAGCAGGCATGTTGTACGTGGCCTGGGTGTTGGGAGCAGGCACAGCCGCCACCTTGAACAATACCACAGGCACAGGTGCGTATGCCTGGCGTTACTTCAGTGTTGGCTCAGGGGCCAGCTATTATGCTGCTGGCAGATATGCCATAACAATTTTAAGCAAATAAATACTATTATGACAATATATCGCGGGTTTAGCACCAGACTCAATGCCAAAAAGTACAGGCTTACTGACTTTGAATTGGCCAAACAAGACATGATCAATCACTTTGAAATTCGCAAAGGTGAAAAACTCATGAACCCTGCATTTGGCAGTATAATTTGGGACCTGTTGTTTGAACCCTTGACCGAAGACACCAAACAGATTATCACCAACGATATCACAAGAATTGTAAGTTATGATCCCAGACTCGCTGTGCAACAGGTAGCAGTAACCGAGCAAGACAACGGGTTTTTGATAGCAATTGATGTGGCTTATATTCCCACTGATCAAACAGAAACTATTGCTTTAAATTTTGATCGTGCCAACAATAGATTAATTACTAATTAACAGACCATATTATTCCGTACGATAAATACTTGATACGGATAAAATAACATGGCACAAACCACACGTCAAACCAACCTCTTAGTACAGCAAGACTGGACCAAGATCTATCAAACGTTTACCAACGCTGACTTCACCAGCTACGATTTTGAGACCCTGCGTAACAGCATGATTACCTATCTCAAAACCTACTACCCCGAAACATTCAATGACTTTTTAGAAAGTTCAGAATACCTGGCCTTGATTGACATGATTGCGTTCCTGGGGCAGAGTCTGGCGTTCCGTGCAGATTTGAATGCTAGAGAAAACTTTATTGACACAGCACAGCGCCGTGACAGCATTTTAAAACTGGCTCGTATGCTCAGTTACAATCCGCAACGCAACACCGGTGCCAGTGGCCTGCTCAAGTTCGAAAGTGTGCGTACCACAGAATTTCTCACAGACAGTTCGGGCATTAATCTAAGCAACGCCACCATACACTGGAATGATCTTACCAACGAAAACTGGCTAGAACAGTTTACCACTATTCTCAACGCTGCCTTGGTCACTAGTCAAGCAGTGGGCAAACCAGGCAACAGCCAGTACATCAACAATATCAAAACAGACGAATATACAATTAGCCTAAACACAAACACATTGCCAGTGGCTCCATTTACCACAACCATACAAGGCAGTACTGTAACATTTGAAGCAGTAAGTGCCACAAGCCTAGGACAAAGCTATCTTTATGAACGCGACCCAGTAAGTGCTGGAGCCTTTAATATTTTGTATCGCAACGACAACAACGGCAATGGCAGTAACAATACTGGATTCTTTTTGTATTTCAAACAGGGCAAATTAAATTCTACAGAATTTAACATCACCAATGCCATCCCCAATAACTTTGTTACAGTAGCTACCAACAATATCAACAACACAGACCAGTGGTTATACAGCCTGGATGTCAACAGAAATGTCAGCGAAAAATGGACCAAAGTTCCAGCCTTGAACGGCATCAATGTTATCTACAATCAATTAACAGAAAAAAATCTTTACCAAATCAACACTCGCACCAATGACCAAGTGGATGTGGTGTTTGGTGATGGCAGTTTCAGTAACATACCACAAGGCAGTTTCCGTTTTTATTATCGCACCGGTAATGGTATCACCTACAGCATTACTCCTGACGACATGGCCAGTGTCAGTGTGGCCTTTAGTTACATTAGCAAACAAAACAGAGTTGAAACGCTGACTATCACAGCCAGCTTGAATTATACTGTGACCAATGCCAATGCAGCACCAAGCCTGAGCAGCATCAAGGCCAGTGCTCCGCAACAGTACTACACACAAAATCGTATGATCACAGCAGAAGACTACAACATCTTCCCACAGACCAACTACGGTAGTATTCAAAAGATCAAAGCAGTTAATCGTACCAGCTCAGGTGTGAGTTTATACCTTGACGCACTAGACCCAACCGGCAGTTTCTCCAGCACAAATATCTTTGGCGACGATGGCACAATATCAGCCAACAACAAAATTGGATCAACACAGTTTGATTTCTTAACCGATAACGACATTTATTCGGCTGTGTACAATGTGATCATACCAACAATCAACAGCACAGAAGTTAGAAACTACTACTATGGTAATACTAGTGTATTTCCAAGATTCAGTGGCAACACCAACACAGTCACGGGCGGCAATATCAAGTTTAATCAAAACACAGTAAGCAC